GGAGAGAGGAAAAAGATAGGCACTGTGTACAGTGTAGTTAAATCTGTTGTAGTTAAATCTACTTTTTTATTTATAAAACTATTAGCCATTAATTTAAAAAGAAGTTAAATGCTTCTACCTCCTCTTTTAATTCTTCTTGATACGTAGTATTTAATTTTTCAACAATAGCATCTAAATCTCGAACTTGAGATTCTGCTACGGTAAAATCATATTCTTTTGATGCTCTTGTTAATACTTGTGCTATCTTTGCCATTATCTACGTCCATCTGATTGTATGTCTAATCTAAAAGTTCCTAGCTTCCAGTTTTGACTAGTTGATATATTTTCTACTTTTAATGCTATGGCTCTAGCTCTTGCCCTAGTGTCTATTTTTTGTGTCGATGTAGTTATGTCAAAAGGACCTAAAGAAGAACTAGCAGCAGTGTCATTTGGAAAGTTTCTTAAATTCAAAGTAATTCTAGTGTTGCCTGTTTGAGATATAAAATCTGGAATAAATCTTCTAATTTTCATTAGAAACTCTCCGTCTCCTCTTATGTCTGCAACACCTTGTTGTCGTTGTGTAATATCAAAATCTCCAGATAATATATTAGCAGTTATGGCTGTTATAGTTCCATTTCTGTTTTGATCTGTCCCTGTTTCGTGTTCATAGTATGATGTTCTACCTTCAGTATTTCCAACAACATCAAAAGATGTATCAGTAGATGCATCGTATTCTAAAGCATGTGGTTTACCAAAAACTGCAGAATCTCTCCACATCGTTCTTGCTAAACTACCCACAGTCCATACTGGTCTTTGTGGTGATGAATCAAAATAATTGTATGCAACCATTCTATTTACAACAGAAGAATTCGACTCTGGATAAAACCACATAACCTCACCAAATAGATTATTTAACCCAGCAGATACCATTTGATTACCAGATTCTAAATTTATGTTATCAAATACAAAATCTTCTACTAAACAAGGTAATGATTCTAACTTACCTGCATATCTAAAAAAACCATTTTCTGACATCCAGTATGCAGCACCATCAACTTCTACACATGCATTTTGTCCAACAAGTCCACAGTTAGTTCCAACTTGTGCAAACGCAAATGTAAACGGTTGACCAACAAAACGTTGCGTAAACAAAGCTGTGTCTGTCCAAACATATATCGCATCTCTACCTCTAATGGCTCCTCTAATTTGTGATCCATCAGCAAGTCTTTGTGTGCCAGCTGTGTTAGTTGCTGTAGGTGTATACGTATTTATATCCTCTTGATCTGAAAATCTAATAAACATATCATCTTGAGTATCTGGATCACCAATGGTTGTTTCTGTTCCATAAAAAACTAAGTGACGATCAGGTGTAGATACAACCATGTGTCTTGATGCAGTAGGTGCACCTGTAATAATTGCGGCTCTTGTTTCTGTTGCATTTGACAATGCAGAGTTCCAAGAGAATACAGCACTATCGTGAATTAAACAAATAGCTCTATCACCAAAATTATCTAATGACCACATACCTGGTTCTAATACTAAGTCACCTGATGCTGCTTCGCCCCATGCAACAAAGTCTGAAGAGTTTGTAACTGTGGCTCCATCAGAGTGTGCAGATCTTGTGGAATTTCTAACCGCCCTTGTAATTCCTGTTAAATTATTTCCAGAAACACCTGTGTAAGATATTTCTTCGTTACCAACTTGTATAAAATTAGTTCCTGAACTTGGAAACTGTGAAGCATCTGTTAAAGTTATAGAAGTTCCTGATCCACCTGTCCCTGCAGTATCATCTAATAATGCACCATTTAAAGTAGTTGTTAATGCTGAAGTATCTTCTCCACCCCAAGATCCAAGACCCCAACCAAAACCTTTTGCTTGCACCGCTGGTCCTACAGGATAATAATGTTGTACTCTAATTCCTCCTGATGTCGTTGCACCAGAACCTGATTCATTTGAAGGCATCGTGATTGTTAAGGTAGTGGCTGTTGGAACTGTTGTTACCATAAATTTTTTGTCATCAAAATCAGACGCACTAAAATTAGATCCTGTAATTGTAGAAAAATTGTCTAATAAAATTATATCTTGTGAATTTATACCATGAGATGTGCTGAAAGTTATTGTAACAGTTGGTGATCCGTTGGTCGTGGTAAAAGCGCTAGTAAGCGTCGTTGTAGATTTAATAGGGTGTATGTCATAAAATACACCTCCAGAAAAAGCATATAAAATTCTGTTTGTTCCAATAATGGAGTATTTTCTTGATAAGCTATTTATAAAATGGTGCATACCTCGACCCGCACCTGTTAGTTCATTTGACCCTGAACCACCTAATTGATTCCACCCACCTATTTTTTCTGGTGAACCATACCTAAATCTAACATTATCACAGTCAACCCATTGGCCCTCTGCTGTAGTTTCTGAAATCTGTTTATTTATACCTGGCTGAAATCCTATTTTTTGTAACATAATGTACCTTTTTAAGTAAACAGCTGGATAATATATTTAAAATTACCATAAATCAACATGGTTATTTTCCGTAAACACAGTCCCCTACAACCAAAAAATCAAGATCAGAGTGTTTTAAAAGAGCAAAAGCATCTTTAGGTTTGCCTGCTATAGGTCTACCATTATTATTTAAAGACGTGTTTAAAAGCACAGGTAGTCCTGTTAATTTTTCAAACTCATCTAATAATCTGTAAAAATATTCATGGTTTGGTTTTACAGTTTGTATTCTACTTGTTTTATCCACATGTGCTATTGAATCAAAAACTTTGTTTTTAAATTTAACACTGTATAACATAAACTCACTTTCACCTTCCCAATCAAAATAATCTTTTGTTTTGTCTAACTTTATAGAGGCAGCAAAAGGTCTATAGTCCTCTCTGTGTTTTACTTTTTTATTTAATATAGATTTACCATCTTTAATTTCAGGGCTCATTAATATAGACCTATTACCTAACGCTCTTGGTCCAATTTCACCGTGCCCTTGATACCAACCAACAATTTTACCTTTTGCTAATTCCTTAGCTGTTTGTTTGATTAAAGTGTCTGAAGGTGTAGTATCTGGTTCTACATCTGTTTGCCAAAATGGAAAATTACTTTTGTCAAAAACAGGTTGTTCATATTGTCTTCTTAAAAATTCAACACAACCCAAACTTAATCCTTCATCCGCACAATGAGGTGGTATAACAATATTATTAGATAATTTTTTTATATTTGTATTTATACAAATATTTTGTGCCACTCCTCCAGAATATGTAAAAGTGTGTTTATCAATATATTTTGTAAAAAAATTTGGAATTATTTCTTCCATTCTTTTATGCACTGTTGTTACAAAATCTAATACTTTGTGTCCAACAACAATATCACTGCCTACGGTTTTACGAAAAACTTTAAAATCATATATATTTTTAGACTCTTCAAAATTAAATTGTTTTATGTAATTGTAAAACTCTTTGTTAACGTGACCAAAAGATTGAAGTGCCATAACCTTACCGGCTATATCCATATCTAATCCTTGCACATTTAATAGTTGTTTACTTTCGTAAGATAAAAATTTACCTAAAGAGTATATGTCGTTTAGTGTATAGTGTTTAAGTAATTTATTATTTTTAAACACGCTACAAGATTTTTCAAAATCTCCATAACCATCTATAACAAAATCAACGTCAGAGTTTGAGGTTAACATCCATGAGCTTAGACTATGTGCATAGTGGTGATCTATTTTATAGATAGGACATTTTAATTCAGTAAAAATTGGATAGGGTATGTTTATTAATTGATAAAGATCATCTGTTTTACAATCACTTAACCATGGAAATTGATATGAATCTAAAACAAATGCGATAGCATCAATGTCTTTTAAATTATATCTTAAATAAGATGAGGATTCTAACCAAGAAAAAATATCATTATAAGCAAAATGTTTTATTTGATTTGTTCTTTCTGGTTTAAAATATTTTACATTAACACCATTAGTGTATGTAACATTAGAGTCGTGCTCTCCGACCCTAACTCCTAAAAATTTCATATACCTATATTTCCACTTATAGTTACAGAGTTTTTAGCTTTTTTAACCATGTGCTCTAAATAACTAGGAAACAAAATTATTTGATTTTGTTTTACTTGAGGGAAAAAAATACAGTCAATATATGGATCTACTTTAGTTGCATAAATCATATCATGACTTGGATGAAAGAATACTGTTTGTGGTTTTTCAAGTTTTTCATATATAGTGAACGAGAAAGAGGAGTTTGGATGTGTATGCCTTTCTTGAAAATCATTATTATAAATGTTTCTCCAAACATTTATAATCTTGCAATCATATATTTTAAAATCTTGTAAACAGTTAATTATCTGTTCTTTTAAATATTTTGCACCTTTTTGTGTCATTTTATTGTTATTACTTAAATAAGAAGATAAAGTGCCACTCAACCACGCTTTTTTATATTCTTCAGTGGTAAGCTCAAGTTTTGAACTATCTATGTCTTCAACCCATATGGGTGTTGGAAATATGTTATATTTCATTCATCTTTCGGTTTAATTAAATCTTTACCCTCTCCTACAGAAGTTATTTTTTTAATATCTTCAGGAAAATTTTCTTGAAAATTAGCTATAATTGACATTAAATTATTAACTATATGTTTTAAAGATTCTGCGGGAAGGTCAAAACATTTTTTTTCATTTATAATTTTTATCTCTAATTCAGAAAACTCAATCTTAGCTGATCCATCGTTTTTGTATTGTATTATTTTCATCTTTTTACATCTCCTTTATAATTTGCGTGCTCACCATGTTTATCAACGTAATGAAGAAAAGCTTGGATATGATAATCCCCATCAAAAGGCTCCCTCCAGTGTTCTACATTACAACCATTATAGATTAAAGCATCTCCTTTATTTAACATTACTTTTGTTTCATCCATAAAAATACCCCAATCGTTTTTATCTGAATCAATAAAAACAGTCGCACTTATTTCACAAGAGGGTCTATCAGTATGTTTTTTAAGTTCAGCGCCATAAGTATAACATCTCCAAAAAGTATAAGTTTCATATAATTCAATATTAATTTCTTTTTCAATTAAAGATCTTTTTTTACTTGAAATAGTTTCTATTAAAGGATCTTTGTAAAAATAAGTATCAGCATTATTATTTTGAACTAAATCAAAACTAGTTCGATTATTAAAATGTTGTAGTTTACAATATCTTTTTAATAGATCTATTTCTGTTTTATTTAAAAAATTAGGAATAATTTTATATCTTAATTTATCTATGCTAACCATGATACCACCGTATATCTTGTTCCTTTTGTTACTTTTTCAACTGAATGCGGGTATAAAAAATTTGAAGGCCATACTATAATTCTACCTGGCTCTGGATGCACTGTTCTAATTTTTTCTGTTTCTTTTTTTGGACCATGAAAAATTAACTCACCACCTTTATAATCATTATTTAAAAATAAAATCATGCTTAAAGTTCTAGGCGCTGCTGAATGATGGTCATGATGTATCGTATAAAAACCACCCTCTTCATATTTTAAAGCCTCAACTGTGATTACATCTGTGCAATTTATTTGTGATTTTAAATCAAGATTTTTTCTATATTCATGATATACATTTACTAAAGTGTAGTTTAAAAAATTTTTCCAATGAACATTACTATAACTGCTATCATCAAACACCCATGAATCAGTGTTTCTAATTTCTTTATTAACAACGTTACCTTTCTCTTGATCAATAACAGATGTTGGATTAAATTTAACTTTATTGAGATATTTTATTAAAGACCCAATTTTTTCAGGCTCTATGGTATTATCAAATACTTTAATATAGTCTTTTAATTCCATTTTTTTTTAACCCAAAAAGCATCTTTATAATTATTTATAAACTGTCTACAAATTTTTAATGTTGAAAAAAAATAATTTTTTCTTCTTCCTTCTGAAAGTATCATTTTCCAATTATCTCTTTTAAAAGGGATAACTTGAGCATAAGGAGTTCCTCTTTTTATAACAGTTTCTAAGTTTGGGTACCTGTCTCCATTAATTATAATTGGAAAATTAACTGGCAAATCAAATGTATCCGTATCAACTATTCCAGGTATGATTTGAAATCTGTCATCATTATTATTTAAAACAGGAACAAATAAACATGAATATCCGGGTGGAGTTTTAATAATAAATGGATTTAAAATTTTAAAATAAGGTTGATCTTTATTTTTTTTATGAAAAGGACAATCTTTTCCTAATTGACCTGTTGGGTGTGATTGAGGGTCTCCTGCATTTACATTCATTCCTTTTATATCTAAAACACTACGCTCATATGACTGCCATCCAACAGCAAATTCTGAGTCTTTTTGATTATTTTCATTAGTAAAATTATATTTAAAATAAAAATCTTGACTTAATTTTAATATATACCCAGCTCTTAAAGTATCTAAAAAAGGCATACAACCCTTAATAGTTCTATATTCTCGTGTGTGATTTAATTTTTTAAACCAACTAGGTATATTTAATTTAGCTGGAATTGGAAAAACATCTTCAAATACATGTTTTGAATTTTCAGGGTAAATAAATTCTATTATTTTTTCTTTCATAAATAATTTCTTTCTTCAACAATTTAAATAATAAATTAAAATACGTTAAAATTAAATAATAAATTATTTTCTTTTAATTTAAATTCAATCCCTGAAGTAGGATAAGTTAAACTATCTACATCAATTGATATTAGATATTCTAAACTTTGTCTAGCTTTTTCTATTTGAGAGTGATTTGGTCTGCCTTCAATTTTTTGAGTCAATTCATGAATACGATAGTTTATTTCTTTTTCAAAATCTTCTCTACTTATAGATGTAGCTTCTTGTGTTGGACGCACTCTTATAGTAGGTGTATTATTAGAAAAATTTTCATGATCAAATTCTTTAGTGCCTTCAACTACCGCATCATAATCTTCATCTGATACGTCAAATATTTTATATAAATTATCTTGACCCCTAGTTAAATATTCTAAATCTACATCTGTTTTAGCAAAACCAATAAGATCACCTGCTTGTAAATTTTCTACATTTCTAAAAACTATTTTAGCCACGATATTAACCTATGTCCTCATAAATTTTTATTCCACCAGCTACGCCTACGTTTCCAGTTGTTGTAGTTTGTAGACTTCCTCCCATACCACATTGCACTACTCCTTTATCAGCGCCGGTTTGATTTGTACCTTGAGCACGCCCTACATCAATTTCTGAATTAATAATTGGCTCAGCGTTATAACTGTTAATAGTTTGTATTTGCGCAGTAGTTGTAACGGCTGGATTACCACCTGTATTTCCTGGACTAGTTAAATCAATGGCATTTGATGAACCTGTTACACTACCCATTGATCCTCCTGCTCCAGGACTTCCACCTCGGGCTCCACCGCCTCCACCATTTGCAACAAAATTTGTATTAAAAGTAGATGCAGTTCCTGCGTTTCCAGAGGAATTGACAGGTCCAGTATTACCTGCTGCTCCTAAAGCATAGGGCACTGAAAAAGGTTGTGATATTGGGGTTGCTAAAACACCAAATCCAGCAAGTCCGCCTCCACCGCTATTTCCTGGGGATCCAGCTGTTAGATTTCCTGACGCTCCGCCACCACCTCTCATGTAAACTAAAATTTTTGAAGTGTTGTTTGTTGCAGTAAAAGTTCCGTTAGCACCACTGCTTGGGGCTGCATCAACTTTTGTTAAAACCATGTTAGCTGCGCCAGCACCAGATGAAGCAGCGATTACTCTTCCAGATGAATCAACAGTTACTGTTGCTGATGTAAAAGTTCCTTTTGCTGGTTTTATAATTCTTGGCATTTGTTATCTTTCCTCCTTAAAATTAATCTACTAATTCAACATATGAAACATGAAATGCTAAATCGTTGGCAGCACCCGCTGTTACAGCGATTATATCTGTTTCATCTAAATAAATTGGTCTACTGATTAAATCTAATGTTGAATCTGCGGGCACTGAAATTGTGCTTGCAATTTTAAAATAAGTTGAACCATCATCATTGCTAATTTCTACTGTTGCGTCAACAGCAGAAGTTCCATCAATGTTTGCTAATAATATTGAATCAATTCTAACTGCAGTTTCTGCAGGAACATCGATCATTGTAGTTCTGTTTGTATCTGCTAAAGTGCCCATAGCATTCTTAGGGGTAATCGTTGCGACGTTAGCTAGATTTGGTGTTGCCATATTTTAATCTCCTTTTAAATTAATATCCGAAAACTAAAGACAATGCAATAGCTTTTCCGTCTGTTGTTATTTTTTGTGTAGAACTAGTGCCATTAGCATTAGTTAATTTACCAACCCCTGTGCCTTTTGGCACTAAAGTAAGGTCTATGTTAGAGTCTCCACCAACTGCTGAAATAGTAGGACTATTACCAGTCGCAGCGTTTGTTATATCAAAATGGTTTACTGCAGAGGCTGTTGTTTGAAATTGTAGCTGTTCATTGCCATTTTCATCTCTAATTCCATGATCATCGTCAAAGTCAATCATGAAAGAATTAGTATCTAAATTACCACCTAATTGTGGTGTAGTGTCATCCACGACGTCTCCACCAAACTCAACAGAAACAATATTTGGATTAGTGCCATCATCTGCTTTTGCATATGCTAAAATAGTTTTACCATTTGCAATAGTAGCTGAAGTTCCTGATCCGGTTGCATATTTGAATACGACATTTTGTGATCCAGAGGTTCCGTTTTTTAAAAGATAAAGTTGTTGAACATCCAAAGGTATTGTAACGTTTCTAGATGCAGTCAATGATCCAGTAAATTCTATAACTCTGTGTGCAAGAGTTGCACCAGTTGCACCATCAGATACTGAAAGAGTTGTATCTCCAGAATCAGACACGGCTTGTGAAGCTGTTCCACCAATTGCTTGTTCTACGATTTCTAAATTAGTATTTGTTTTTGTTCCCCAAGTACCAGCATTTTCACCAGTTGCTTGTTTTTCTATACCCAGAGGGGTGTATGTTGATGCCATAATTTTCTCCTATGCAGCGTCACTATAACTTGTATTTGATCCAGTTGCAACATCCGAATATGTATCATTCGAGCCTGTAGAAGGATCAGAATACGAAGTATTAGATCCTGTGTCTATGTTCGCATAACTACTATTCGAACCAGTTGAAACGTCGTTATATGATGTATTTGAACCCGTGTCAACATTCCCGTAAATAGGGATAGTTGTGACTGATCCTATTCTAGACGTGACTGTTAAACCAGTAAATCCAACTATTGTATCGTCTGGAGTTATTGCTCCTACATTTACAGTCACAGATTGTCCAGATATTCCAATTACATCTGCTGGACTAATTGAACCCACTGAAACTGTTGATGAAACTCCTGTAGGAATTATTATTGGGTTTGAAGAAATTGTTATATTACCAATAGAAGACGATGCAGATTGACCTGTTAATCCTACTGTTTGATCAGCTACAGTTACTGAACCAATCGAAGATGTAGAAGAAACACCTGATACTCCAACAACATCAGCTGGTGTTATAGAACCAACACTTACAGTTGATGAAACTCCAACTAATCCCATTACATCTGCTGGACTAATTGAACCAACACTTGCAGTTGACGAAACTCCTGTTAACCCTACTACATCTGCTGGACTAATTGAACCAACACTTAAACTTGCACTTACGCCTGTTACAGTTACTAAACTGTTAATAGAACTTCCATAAGGTTCTTCGCCCCAACCATTTCTACCCCAACCAACTAAAGTTCCAACGCTTGTTATTTCACCTAGAGCAGAAGTTATTACACCAACCGAAGAAACTCCTACAACATCTTCTGGTGATATATCTCCTACAGATGATGTTATTGATTGACCCGTTGGTATTATTGTTTGAACATCTCCTGCTTCAACAGAACCTATTGAGAAAGTTGCAGACACTCCTCCAGGCTCAACAGAATATTGAACACCCCAACCAGAATTACCCCAAGCTTGTCTACCCCAACCAGCTAAGTTTTCTGCGTTTACAGTTCCTATACCAGAAGTTATTCCTACTCCTGTTAATGATACAGACGATACCGCATCAACTGTAGGAAAAGTTGCATCAACATTTATGCCAAAACCATTTAGTTCTGCTGTTACGACTTGAGTTGCAGTAACAGAACCAACTGAAGATGTTATTGATTGACCTGTTGGTTCAACAGAATATTCTACGCCCCAACCAGAATTGTTCCAAGCCTGTCTTCCCCAACCCTCAACGTTAAAAGATTCTTCATCACCTACAGCTGAAGTTATTGATAAACCTGTTAGAGAAACAGTTACAACATCGGAGTTCCACGAATTAGACCCCCAAGTTTGAAATCCCCAGGTTGAAGACATAAGGATTTACCTCCTTATGCTAATCTAATGATAGCTGTTGTAGCTCCCGCTGTTGGGAATTGAATTGTAAAAGTACCAGAAGATACAGTTTTGTCTGCTCCAAAAGCAATAGCTGCAACTGCAGCATTAGATTCTGAAGAGTTGTATATTAAAGCACCATTTGCAGTAAATGATGCAGAAGTGAAACTTACATCAGCAAAATCACAAACAGCTGTTGTGCTGTCAGTTGTTGGTGTAACACTTGTAAGTGTGGCACCTCCAGATGTATATGCTGTTCCTGAAGAATTTGTAATTTCATTATCAGTTGTAAAAGCTGTTGTGCTAGCACCTAGTGTTGCTGAACTTGTGTATAACGCTATTTTAAAAGTGTCACCAGTTGTGGCTGTAAAATCATGAACACCTTTTAAAAGTTCTACTTTAAAACTTGTGCATATTGCCGATGTGATTGCCATATTATATCTCCTACGGGTTTACTGAGTTTACTGGTATACGAACAGTGCCGTCTGTGTAGTCATCTCTTCGTCTTCTACCAACTTGCTCATTAGCAAACTTCTGTACTTCTTCTTTATATTTATTTTCATATAAAGTCAACATATCTATCGGACCTTTTAAAAATCCATATGCCTCTGATAGACAGCAATATAAAAGACCATTTGGAAAATTAAGACTAAGATAATTAGTATTATCGCCCTCTAAAAGACCAGGCATTTTGTTAAAATGAACTTTATATCTATATGTAGTGTTAGGGACTGGAGCCACTATAATACGACCTGATGTAGTGTCTGTATTACCGGTTGCACCACCAAACATAGCATAGTATTTAGGTTGACCTTGAGCAGCGGAGGTTCCAGTTACATCCTGATACTCTTGTAGGTAAGTTATATCTTTTTTCTCTAAATATCTGTTGGCTCCTGTTGTTTCAGATCCTGCAGTATCATAAACTTGTATGGCTCTAATAAATAAACATCCTGCAGGTGCATTTATAGTTTCTTGTCCAGCAACAAAATTAGCTAATTGTTCTTTTCTATCAGCATCAATAGGAACATCTCTCATTATTCTATATTGAGCATTTAATAATATGTTTTCTAAAACAGCGTCTGTTAAAACATTAGAATCTGTTTCAGTATAACTTCTAATTTGTGTTTTTAATCCTGATGCACTTAATCCTGACATTATTGTACTACTTCCTGACAACGAGGACAATTTTTTCTAAATCTTAAATGTCCTGTGCAATGTTTTAATTTTCCACCTTCCTCTATGTATATTGGAGTTTCTGGTTCTGCTGAATCCTCATACAGTTGTAGGTGCTCATCTTTTTCTGGACATGCACATTGTTTTATACCTAACAAATTACAAATAAAATTTTTTATTTTTTTAATCATGGTGTTATCGTAACTGGTCCTGCAGACACAGTTGGTCCTCCTGAATCCTCTGTTATACTAGGAGTTGCCCCTAGTGTAAATGTATATTTATCTGTTGTAGTCACCGTTATACTAAATCCTGACGAGTTTTCATATGTTGTAAAAGCTACACCTCCAGGGCTACCTTGAACATTTCTAAATCTTACTGTATCTCCTGAAGTTCTTCCGTGATTAGGTTCTGTTACTGTAACAGTTTGTGAACTTGCAGTTGTAGAAAAAGGATTATTACCTAGCATAGCAGCAACAGCTGGCTCTGTTCTTCCTGGTCTTACATGTCTCAAAGATATAGAATCACCATTCATAGGTTTTGGTTCTAATTGTGGTTGCTTTGGTTCAAACTCTGATACGTGTACAAAAGATCCATTCCATTCTCTAACCATTTCTTTGTATGGAAACTCCATACCAGATCTATCTGATATTGCTTTTGCGTATTTACCTGTTGCGTACTTTGCCATTATGATCCTGGATAATATGCTTTAGGAGTAATGTGAGTGCTAGATGCAGAACCATCCTCTGCTAATGCTCTTGCAAACTCATCCTCGTAAACTAGTTTTGTTTGTTGAATTAAATTTGGTTGATACTTCATGGATAGATAATATGCTAATCCTGATACCATACAAGGCACAAATCTAAATGGTACATCAGTTGCATTTGTGTAATCACCTACATCTTGTATTCTTTTTATGTAATAAAAATGCATGTCTTTTGACGCATTAGAAGAATCAGGTGTTGGATAAATATGTACTCTAACTTTATCAATAAATCTTTCTACCCAATATTGATTAGGTGTGCCTTTAGATAACTTGTTAGAAAAACCTGCATAAGTAGATCTATCTACTTTAGTCATCGGTGAATCTGATTGTGTTGTTTGAGTTCTATTGGATCTTAACTGTGCTTCGAGAACATCGGACATTCCATATATTCCGTTTGGTGTAGATGTTGCACTTGTACCATCATCACTAGATCTGAAGAAATCATACTCTGCTTGTCCTTCAATTAAATCTAAATTAAGTTCATCTATT